TCAGTCCTGACTTTTGATATCCAGTCTTTTGATGGCCGCGCTGTGGCGCTGGAACATCTGGCTGCGAGAAATGCGGACGATGACTGCGATGTCCGGCCAGTCCTCCAGCAGGATGTACCGCCGGAACAGGATCATGAAATCCACCTCGTCGTCCAGCTGGCGGAACACCTCCATGATCTCGGCCCGGATGGCGTCGCACACGGCAGACTGCGCCTCAGCGGCCCGGCGGGCCTCGTCGATGCGTTCCACACTGCGGGGCAGAGCCTGTCCGTCGCCGTTGCCGCCCGGCACGGGGGAAAAGCGCTGGGTGGTGTGGGTGGCATCGGTCTGCAGCGTGGCCAGCTCGTCAAGTTTGAGCAGCTCAAACCGCTTGGCCGTCCGGAACCGCCAGAGCCATGCCTTTTTTTCTTCGTAGGTCATTTACAGTTCCTCCACCCGGACGAACACGCCGCAGGGGTCCGACCAGAATTTTTCTACGATCTCGCTGCACACCTGTGCGTCATCGGCCCAGAAGTGCAGGCGGGTCATTTCGTCCTTGAGGGCCTTTTCCAGATTGTCGGTGTCCGGCTTTGAGGTGCGCCACGCGCCGCTTTTGCGGCCCTCGGCAGGGAAGCACCACTTGACCAGCAGACGCACCGGACGGCCTGCGGGGATGGGCTTTTCCGGCGCGTGGGGTGCCAGATGGGCGTGGAGCTTGGCACGGGTCTGTTTCAGCTCCGGGCTGTCGTGGAGCACCGCGTGCGGCTGCCCGCCCTTCATGTAAGCGTGCAGCTGCTTTGCGTTGTGGGTGGTGGTGGGCGGCTGCATGGGGAGAAAGAATTGCATGTACATGGGGTTCACCTCATTTTTTCTTTTTTTCGGGTTTTAGCGCCAACGTGATGGGGAGGGTCCCCGAATGGATGGGGGCTGTGGTCGCCCCATCCTTCGGGAGACCCCATCACAATTGCAGTTGCAGTTTTAGCTATTATATATAGGCTATTTTGCACTGCAAAATCTGCAGTCATAGCGGCTATAACTGCAAAATTGCAGTTTTTCGTGTCGTGCAAAATAGCGGCTATTTCTGCATTTTTACAACAGCTTGTAATTGAACTTATTACAGCTTGTTTAGCCTGCGCTGCCGGGTTCCTTGCGACCGACTTTTTCGCCGTCGATCCAGAAACGTCCGTCGTCTTTCAGCCGCGTCTTGATGGTGCGGGGCTTCAGATCCATGTATTCAGCCAGCGCATAGACGGTAACTTCGCCATCCATCATGCAGGCTTCAAAGGCGGTGTCCAGTTCGGCCTTTTTGTCCTTGGTCACCTTGCCTTTATCGCCCCAGCGCTTGGCGGCACCGCGGCTGCCCAGCGTTTTGAAATCGCTGTCCGGCTGCAGGTCTTCCAGAAGGCCGCTGTCCGGCTTGTGCACGGGGTAGTCGAACCAGAGGTTCACCGGGTCGAAGCGGGCAAACTCGCGCAGGGTGCCTTCGATGCGCCATGCGGTCATGCCGTCGGCCTTTTTCTCAGCGGCCGCGACCTCAGCATCGATGGCCCGCAGATCTGCAAGGCCCAGTTTTTCCTTTGCGATGGTCAGCATCCGGTGGCGGCTGAGGGTATCATCCAAGCCGTAGGCATCCGCATGTCCGCGTTTGTCCAGCATGGCCTTGATCACGCGGCAGGCGGCTTTGTTATGCAGCTGTTCCCGGATGGCATCGGTGGGCACCAGCTCGGTCATGTCCAGCATGGCATCCGGGTCGCGGGCGAACACGCCGGAGCCGGATGCACGGTCCATGCTGCGCTTGCCGCCCTGCGCACCTTTGCTGTGGTGATGGCAGTAGATTACGGCGCAGTCCAGCGCACGGCACACAAGGTCGAACTGGTTGCAGAACTTTGCCATCTGGTCGGCAGAGTTCTCGTCGCCGGTGATGACCTTATAAATGGGGTCGAGGATCACGGCGGTGTAGCCTTTTTTCTGGGCCCGGCGGATGAGCTTTGGGGCCAGCTTGTCCATGGGCACGGACGCGCCGCGCAGATTCCAGATGTCGATGTTTCGCAGGTTCTGCGGGGGCAGGCCGAGGGCGGTGTACACGTCCTTGAAGCGGTGCAGGCAGGAGGCCCGGTCCAGCTCCAGATTGATGTACAGTACCTTGCCCTGTGCGCAGGAGAACCGGCCCAGCCACGGCCTGCCTTCGGCGATGGCGATGCACAGTTCGATGAGGGCAAAGCTCTTGCCCGCCTTGCTGGGGCCTGCCAGCAGCATCTTGTGGCCCTTGCGCAGCACCCCGGTGATGAGGGCATCGGCCAGCGGGGGCAGGCTCTCCCAGTCGTCGGCCAGACTCTCGGTCTCGGGCAGCTCGTCGGTTTCCGCTTCCAGCCAGTCACACCACTCATCCCAGCAGGATTTCCCGATGTTCGTTTCCAGCAGCACCTGCCGTTTGTCACCGCGCAGGATGCCGGGCATCCGGGAAAGGCGGGAAGGATTGCGGTTCTGCTGGTCGATGGTCAGGCCGTTTTTCTGGCAGGCGGAATAGAGATAATCCACACGCCTGCGGTACTCGGCGTAGTCCGGGGCATCCACCTTCACGATGGCGTGGACGCTCTTGCCGCCGGAGTACACCAGCGCCGCACAGGGCAGTTCCAGCTGCTTGATGATGGCCTGCTGCTTGCCCAGCTCCATGTTGTCGCACTCCACGAGGGCATAGCGGTAGGCAGTAATATTGGCATCCTTGCGTCCGGTGCCGTCCACAGGGTTGAAGCAGATCCATGCACCTACTTCAGGATCACAGTCGCCCACCACCTTGCCGAGGTCACCGCCGCAGGCATCCAGCTCGGTGATGAGCTGCCCTGCGGTGCGGGTCCAGCTGCCTTTTGCAGGTCGGCGGCGGTCGGCGGCCATAAAGCTTTCGGTCACATAGGCCACATATTCATCCGGCTCAAACAGGGCTTGCAGGTAGCGCTTGAGCTGATCGGCGGGATGCCACTCTTCGGGCAGGGCCAGCTCGTGGGCTTCCACCCAGCGTGGATCTACCAGACGGCCCTCGGTTTGTGCGCCGGTGTCGACAGAAATATCATCGTTCCAGTCCAGAGCGTGGCCTGCGGGGCCGCTCCATCCGTGGGAGTAGGCCAGCTGGAAGATGCTGCTTGCGGTGACGGGGCTGGCCCCGCCGCCGTGAAAGCTTTCCCATTTCTTGACGCACTCGCCCTTGTGATAGCGGCCTGCATCGCGTGTGCTCCACTGTTCCCAGAGGGTAACGGGCAGACCAGCATCCTTCAGTGCCATGCCCACCATGAGCCATTCGTCATAGGTCAGGGCGGACGGGGATACGAAGTCCAATGCTTCCTTGAGTTCATTTTCATGTTCCATTCGCGTTACCATCCAAAGTTAAAAGGACTGTCCGGCGCAGCGGGCGGTTCCGCAGGCGGGATATAGGTTCTGGGATTCACGCCCTTGGGCACACCGCGCCAGCCCTGCACCGCAATGCGGTCGATCATGTGTTTGGCTGCATCGAAGCTCCACGTGCCCACGCTCTGGAAACCGTAACGTTCCAGCACGCGGATCTGCTTGGGTGTGGTCAAGCCTTCAGCGCGGCGTTTGTTCAACCGGTCCAGCAGCAGGGAAGCCTTACCAGCAGATTCTACAGCGTCCGGCAGGATGCCCATTTTCTCAAGAGCAGCAGTCTGTTCAGCGCTGGGCGGGCCTGCTTCCCAGCCAAAGGCCGGTACATATCCGGCAAGGTCCTCGGCCTGAATACTCATCTCGTACTGCAGCGGGTCCACGAGACGGGCTTTTTTGCGGCGCTGTTCTTCCAGCTGTTTTGCAAGTGCTTCTTCCCGCTGGGCCACCACGTCCTCGCTGGCCTGCACGGCTGCTTTCTCGATGTCCTCCGGGCATCCGGTCTGGGCCAGATTTTCGGTCATCTGCCGGGCCACGGCGCGGTCCTCACAAACCAGATCAGCCGGGCGGCACAGCTCGTGTTTGTCGGTCATCCACAAAAAATCCAGCAAAAGCAGATCGCTCTTGCCCGGGGAGAGCCGGGTGCCGCGCCCTACCATCTGGCTGTACAGGCTGCGCACCTTGGTGGGCCGCAGCACCACCACGCAGTCAACAGACGGGCAGTCCCAGCCCTCGGTGAGCAGCATGGAGTTGCACAGCACGTTGTACTTTCCGGCATCAAAGTCGGCCAAAACCTCGCGGCGGTCAGCGCTCTGGCCGTTGACCTCGGCGGCGCAAAATCCCTTGGCGTTCAGCAGGTCCCGGAACTTCTGGCTGGTCTTGATGAGGGGCAGGAACACCACCGTTTTGCGGCCTTTGCAGCGCTGGGCCATCTCGGCGGCGATCTGTTCCAGATAGGGGTCAAGCGCAGTGCCGAGGTCTCCCACGGCGTAGTCCCCGCCGCTCATGGTGACAGAAGAAATGTCCAGCTTCAGCGGAATGGTCTGGGCCATGATCCTGCACAGATAACCCTCTTTGATGGCATCGGTCAGCTTATACTCAAAGGCAAGGCTGTCGAACACCTCGCCCAGATTGCGCATGTCGCCGCGATCCGGCGTGGCGGTTACGCCCAGCACTCTGGCGCTGCCGAAGTAGTCGAGGATGCGGCGGTAGCCGTCGGTGATGGCGTGGTGGGCCTCGTCGATGATGATGGTGCCAAAGTAGTCCCGGGGGAAGCGTTCCAGCCGGGCGGTGCGCTGCAAGGTCTGCACGCTGCCCACCACCACACGGAACCATGTATTCAGACAGGTGGCATCTGCCTTTTCCACCGCGCTGACAAGGCCGGTGGAGCGCTGCAGCTTGTCCGCTGCCTGCTCCAGCAGCTCACCGCGATGCGCCAGAATGAGCACCCGGTGGCCCGCCCGCACCTGATCGGCAGCTACCGATGCAAACACGATGGTCTTGCCGGTGCCGGTGGGAAGCACCAGCAGAGTGCGGGTGTGGCCGTTCTCCCACTCGGCGTGGATGCGTTCACGGGCCTGCTGCTGGTAGGGTCTCAGTTCCTGCCCCATCAGAATGCCCCCTGCGTCCAGCCCTGAGAGGGTGCGGCCTTGGGTTCGGGCGGCGGCAGGAAGCGCTGCACTTTGTTGCTCTGGCCGGTCTCGCCTGCATGAGGACCGCTCTGCTTGGTGTACTCGTGGATACCCAGCTTGCAGATGCCTTTGGCACCCACGACCTCGTTCCAGCGGGGGCGGAAGGTCTCGCCGCGCTTGCACTGGCCGATGCTCTCGAAGAAAGCGCCCAGCAGGCCCTGCGTTTTGGTGTGCAGGTACAGGCGGTCGGTGACGGTGGTGTCGCCCTTGGCCCCGCCGAAGATCTTCAGGGTCAGCTTTGCCATGGAGCAGGGCGGGAGCTTTGCGCTGCCCTCAAAGCGGGCACGCTCCATGCCGGTGACCTCAAAGGCATACTCGCCCTCGGGCAGGAGCACGAACTCCTGCTGCTCGTTGGTAACTTCGTCGTCCCAGCTCAGGGCGCGGTCGGTGGTGTTCATTTCGTTCATAAGTAATTACTCCTTTATTATAAAACTCCTTCAGTCACGCTTACACGTGCCAGCTCCCTCCGTGAGGGAGCCTGTTAAAACGGGATATCACGGTTATCCAGCACCATCTGGAACACCTGCGGCCATGCGGCGATCAGACAGCCCTCCACAAAGTCAGCGGGGTAGTCCTTGATGGGCATATCCTCCGGGAAATAGCCCCGTTTGCCCACAACGCCCTGCAGCTCTTCACAGCTGACCTTGTTGGCGCTCATCAGAGCGGCCAGCTTTTCCGGCACGTTCAGACTGAGCAGAACATTTTTCTCAGAGCTTTCCTGCAGCGGTGCGGGCTGCGGCTGAGCCACCGGCTTTGCTTCCTGCTGCGGGCTGGGCAGGATGTCGGCTTCCGGCTGGGAACGCGGCTGCGGTTCCGGTTTTGGTGCCTGTGCAGACATTGCGCCGGGGATGCAGGCGGCAATGCTGGCATAGTCAAAGGGTACTTCCTCCGGCAGGTCAAAGCGGTTTTTTGCATCCCAGCAGGGGTGATGCGCGGTGTACAGTACACGCCTGCCGCCGCTGGCCTTGCTCTTGGCGTTCTTGCCGTCGCCCACCTTTTCCACAACGGTCTTGTAGTTGGCAAACAGCAGCATATCGCACCACTCGCGCAGCAGCGGGGCCACCTGTTTGGAAGTTTTCATGCTCCAGCGGTCGTAGTTGCCCACGGCATCCGGCTGCTCAAATTTGGTAATAGCGGCATGGGCCAGCACCACCACGTTGTGCCCGGCCTGCAGCACCTCTTCCAGCGCGTCCAGCAGCTTGCCGAACTCTTCCTTAACATAGGTGTAGCCCTTGCCGTAGCCGAAATCTTCGATGCCGTTCACCTTGGCTTTGGCACACACGGCCTGAATGCACAGGCGTTCAGCCCAGTCGGCGGTATCAATGACCAGCGTGCCGCAGGGGACACTGCCCTTGCGTACCTCGGCCACCTCATCCAGCAGCATGGCCCAGCTGGTGGGCTGGGGCAGGCGCTTGACGTTCAGCCGCTTGGTGCCGCCCTCGGTGTCGATGAATACGGGGTCCGGAAAGTAAGAGGCAAAGGTGCTTTTGCCGATGCCCTCCGGGCCGTACAGCACGGTCTTGACCGGCGCATTCTGGATGCCGGTGGTAACTGCATATTTGCTCATTTAGAACGCTCCTTTCGTCCAGCTCTTCTGCTGGGGCTTTTCGGTGACGGGCGGCAGGGTGGTTTCGGCATCCTTCACCATGCCGTCCTCAATGATGATCTGGCACTCGCTGCCGGTGGAGACCCGGGTGGCAATGGCCTGCAGGTGTTCTGTTTCCAGCCATGCGGAAAACTCCTGCAGGGTGGTCATGTCCATCTGTTCCAGCTTGTCCAGCAGCACGAAACCGCAGTCCGGGTTCAGGCGGCGGACGATGGCGGCGGCCACCCGCAGCTGGTCGCTGCCAGACATATCCCGCCAGTGCTTGCCTTTATAGGTAAGGGCGCCGTCCTCCACGCTCAGCTCCGGCAGGGGCAGGTCGGCACCGTTCAGCAGGGCCATGCGGTCGGCCCGCTTCCGGGTGATGGCTTCGGTGAGCTTGTCGTAATCGCTGGCATACCGGGCGGCTTCGTCCTCGGCCCGGGATTTTTCCAGATTGGCCCGCACCTTCTGGTTGATCTCCTCAATGTCCCGGATGGAAGCTTCCAGTTCGGCGGTGGATTCGTCCTGCAGGTTCTCGGCTGACTTCCGTGCTGTGTAAAGCGATTCGTTTACTTCGGTCTGCTCCTTCACCAGCAGCGCAAGGGTTTGTTCCAGCTGCGTGCGGCGATCTGCCAGCACTCGGGCTTTCTCTTCCAGCCCGGCAAGATTTTGGCGCAGCCGCTGATTCTCGCCGTTGCGGGCCAGGATTTCCTGCTGCTGGCGGATGAGGTCGGAGGCGCTGACCGGCTCCTCCGGTGCATCCGGGTAGGAGATCAGCTCCTCGGCAAAGTGTTTTTTCTGCGCGGCCAGCTGGCCGGTGAAGGTGCGCTTGTCGTACAGGGCCTTGATCTCAAGATCCCGGGTGTGCAGTTCGGTGCCGATGCCGATGATCCGGAGCAGGATGTCGGCTTTCTCCTTGTCGGATGCTTCCATGAAGCGGGGCAGATCCAGCGCCAGCGGCTCGATGAAGGCGTTGAGCAGCTGCTGGCCGCTGCGCCGTCCGGTGGGGTCGGTGACGGTCAGGGTGCTGTTCTTGCCCGTGCGTTCCACCACCACGCCGTTGGAGAGCTTGACCTTGAGGTGGGCGGGAGCCACGGCCCCGTCCCGCTGGGCGGCGTCCGGGCGGAAGCGGTCGCCGCCGAGGGCCCACGCCAGCGCGTCCAGCACGCTGGTCTTGCCCTGATTGTTGTTGCCACCCACGAGGGTGAGCCCGGTGGGCGACGGCGTGAGTGCAACGGCCTTGATGCGTTTGACGTTTTCGGCCTCTAAGGCCATGATCTTTACAGACATGCGGATACCTCCCCTTGAGCGGATGCGAGTGTGTGCACGAACTGGTTGATTGCGGTCTCCCTCTGGTCATCCGGCAATTTGCGGAACTGCATTTTGGCGGACTGAACGATGCTTGTGATGGAGCGCCCGGCCAGAATGATGCTGTCGTAGGCATCGCGGGCATCCTGTTCCTGCTGTGCCTTATAGTTTGCAGTCATTCCGGCCGCAATCTCGTAAGCTTTTTCGCCTGCCCGCCGGTCTACCTCTTCCTCATCCACCACAGCGGCGATGGGCTGCTTTTTCAGGGCCGCATTTTCTTCCTGCAGCTTATCCGCCCGGAGCTTGGCCGCTTCGGCCACCTGCCGGGAGCCGGAAAGCTGGTTCTCAGCATCCTTGGCACGGGCTTCGGCCTTGTCGCGTTCCGCTTCGGCTTTCTGGCGCTGGAGGTTGGCCGCAATACGGCTCTCGTCTGCATCGTGGTAGCTCTGCTGGAGCTGGGCGTTCTGCTCTTTCAGACCGCTGATGTCGGCAAGAGCGGATTCATAGCGGCTTTCTGCTTCTTCCCGCTTTTCCGCGTCCTTATGGGTCTGGGCTTCGGCGCTTTTCACCAGCTCCTTGAAATAGGCATTTTCCTTGCGGGCGTTCTGAGCGGACTTCTCGGCAGCGTCGGCACGGTCTTTCTCGGCCTTGAGCTGGGCCATAAGCTCCTGATACTCTTTGTAAGTAGTGATGTCACCGGTAAAAACGGCTTGCTTGACCACCTCCGGGGTGCTGGGCTTGGCCGCAGCATACAGCAGTTTCAGGGGCTGCACGTCCAGAATGGACTTGCCTTCCAGCTGGATGTTGCCGCACTGTGCGGCAACGCTCACCATGCGGTCACCGGTGTCCCGGCTGATGCCGACGGCGGCACACCACTTGCCCCAGCTGCCCTGATAGTGGTTTGCGGTTAGGTCGTGAGCGTGCTTTGCGGCCATGATACGGGCCATGTTGCCGGTGATGAAGGTCTGCGCATCCTGCAACAACAGGGCGTTGGTCTGGTCGTCTGCACCAAAGTCAAAAGTGGGAGCGGTACTCGAGGGCACAGGCGCGTTTTCGTCTGCACTGACCGGAACACCGGGTGCGTCGGCAGCAGTCGCCAGTTCCGTCGTAGGGCTTGACCCCTCCGGTGCTGCCGGGGATGCCGCAGTTTGGTTTTCCGCAGCAGTGGCAGCATCCGAACACTGCGCGGATGGGGTAGGGTGTTCTTCCACCGGTTCAATGGGGGCGTTCTTGCAGGGCTTGGCCTCCCTGAGGGCCGTCAGCATCTGCTCCGGGAGCTCGTACTCATCCAACGGGGCGAACTCCGCGCCGTTGGTCAGGAATGCCTGCGGAGTCAGCTTCTTGTCTGCTGCCTTGGCCCGCTCGAATTTCTGCGTCATGAGGTGGCTTTCTTTCCAAATGCTGCCGTCCCAGCGCCAGAACCGGCCACGGTAACAGGCATAAACCGTTTCGTTGGAAAGCTTGCAGCTGATGGTGTAGTCCGTCATACCCGCACCTCCGTGTCCTTGAGGCGGTCCAGCATCTCGGCCTGCACATCCTTGCTCATGGGCTGGATGTTGTTGCCCTTCCAGCCATAGCAGAGGATAGGGCCGTAGATATGCTGGCCGCGATAGATACGGTTCAGGTCTCTGCCCATGATGCCGTACACCAGCACTGCCGGGGTGCGTGGCAGGACTTTCTGCTCACAGGGGCACCGCAGCAGTGCTTCGATGCCCTGCAGCGTGTCCGGCAGGGTGGTGACTACGGGCTCTTTGCCCGGTTCGATCAAAATTCCTTTCATTGTAAAACCTCCGATTTTGTGATATCATCGGGGTGATGAAGTCGTTCAAACTCATCATCCCTTGCAGCTCGTCGGTGTTGGCGCACCGGCGGGCTTTTTTCGTATAGTGCGTAC